CGCAAGCCGGTAGACTGGCCCTGGCGCCCCCGTGTGGGTGCTGTACAAAGGGGAGGTGATTCAATGCCTTGCGAAGCAGATGTGAAGTGGGCGGAGCTCGACGCCAGGCTGACGCCGATGCAGCGGCAGGTCGTGGCCTGGCTGGCGCGGACCGGGCGAGAGCCCTACGCCGCGGCGAGGGCGGGGCTGTGCTCTGAGCCGGCCATCACGAAGTGGAAGCCCCCGGTGGTCCGGCGCTGGGTCGACGTCTACAAGGCGGCCCACCCGAGCGCGATCCTGGCGGCGGAGGAGGCGCGCAAGGAGCTGATCCGGCTGGCGCCTGCAGCCTCGGACCTGATCTCCGCGACAGTGCAGGGCACGGCGGGCAAGCGGGCGACGCCGATGTCGACGCGCTTGGCGCAGTGGACGCTGGAGCAGGTCAACGAGCTGGCGAAGCTCGAGCGCGAGGCCGACAAGACCGCCTCCGCCGAGGACGGCACCGACGACGCGGACCAGCTCGGCGACCTGCTGCGACTGGCCCAATAGGGAGGTTGAACCTTGAACATGGTCCCTGCCGAGGAGGTCTTCGTCCCCCGGACGGTGCCGAGCGCCCTGCGAGCCAAGATGGCCCGGGCGCTCGGCAGCCTGCCGGCGTTCGCGAAGACCCTGCAGGTGCAGGACAAGGACAGCAAGAAGCTCATCCCGTTCAAGAGCCTGCCGATGCAGGACAAGATCTTCGCCGCGGTGGAGGGCGGCGCCAAGCGCATCGTGATCCTCAAGGCCCGGCAGGTCGCGGCGACGACCGGGTGCAAGGTCGTGCTGCAGTGGCTGGCGACGACGACGAAGAACGCCGCGATGCACGCCATCGTCTCGATGCGGGACGACTCCGCGACGGCCATGCTGGCGGAGAACCGGCGCTGGGTGGAGGCCACCCCGAAGCTCCTGCGGCGCGAGCTGAGCACGGCGAAGACCGGGGCCATCGAGTTCGCTGACACCAAGGCCTCGATCAAGGCCTTCACGTCGCGGTCCACGAGCGGAGGCTTGCGGTCGTTCTCGCCCACCGCAGCGGTCATCAGCGAGGCGGCCTACGCCCCTGACCTCGAGGAGGTGGTGGCGCAGGTGGACGCCGCTGTTGGCGACGGGCTGCTGATTGTGGAGAGCACGGCGAACAATCCGGGCGACTTCTTCAGCAGCCTCGTGATGGGGGCGCCGGACAATGGATGGACGCTCCTCACGCTATTCTGGTGGGAACACCCCAAGTACAGGGACGCGCCCGACTTGATCCCGGCCGGCTTCGAGCAAAGCCTCACCGAAGACGAGATCAAGCTGCGCGCGATGTACGGCCTCGACCTGGGGCAACTGCACTGGCGGCGCCGCACCGCAGCTCGAATCGGGTCCGACCACAAGTTCCGGCGTGAGTACCCCGCCTGCCTCGACGACTGCTTCCTCGACCGGGAGGGCGGCTACCTCGACTCCAGCCTGCTCGAGGGGGTGGAGGTCCTCGAGCCCCAGGTCGGCGGGCAGGGGGAGCTGGCCGTCTGCGAGCTGGAGGCGCCGCACCCGCACGACCGCTACGTCATGGGCGTGGACGTGAGCGGCGGCGTGGGCAGCGACTACAGCGCCCTGTGCGTCGTTTCCGTCGCCACCAACCAGGTGGTCTACACCGAGCGCACGAACCGGCTCACCCCCGCGCTCTGGGCCCACCGCGTGGTGCAGGTGGCCACCCGCTACAACCCCGCCCTGGTGCTGGCGGAGAGCAACAACCACGGTCACGCCCTGCTTCTCGAGCTGCAGCACGTCCGCTACCGGCAGCTCTGGGTCTCGCCCGAGGGCAAGCCCTGGGTGACCACCCTGCCGAGCAAGCTCGACGCACTGGACTCGATGCGTGAGGCGGCCCAGCTCATTCGGGCGCTGGACCGAACCACCTGGCTGGAGCTGCGCAGCTTGACCATCCCGCGGGGTAAGATCGCCCCCGAGGCGCCGAAGGGCGCCCACGACGACGCCGCGATGGCCTGCGCCCTGGCGTTCCGGTGCCTGCGAGACATCCCCCCGAGCTGGCGCAGCACGAAGGGGGGCACCGAGAACAGGGTCCACACGTTCCTGGCGCAGGCCCGAGCCCGACGGCTGCGCAACACCCATGGCTGAGGTCCAGATGCCCGTCCAGCTCCACGTCGGCGACATGCGCGAAGTGCTCGCCACCTACGACGCAAGCACCTTCGAGTCCGTCGTCTGCGACCCGCCCTACGGCTTGAGCTTCATGGGCAAGGGCTGGGATCGCGGCGTGCCCGGCGCCGAGTTCTGGCAGGAGGCCCTGCGCGTGGCCAAGCCCGGCGCCCACCTCCTCGCGTTTGGCGGCACGCGCACCTTCCACCGCCTGGCCTGCGCCATCGAGGACGCGGGCTGGGAGCTGCGCGACTGCATCATGTGGGTCTACGGCAGCGGGTTCCCGAAGAGCCACAACGTGGGGAGGGCCATCGACCGCGAGGCTGGTGTGGAGCGGGAGAAGGTGCTGGTGCCCACCGTTCCAGGCAACAATGTGTACACGGAAGGCTCCAGCACATACAGCCACTCCAAGCACGCAGGCTTCCGCGACGTCTCTGCCCCCGTCACCGACGCCGCTCGCCAGTGGGATGGCTGGGGCACCGCGCTCAAGCCAGCGTGGGAGCCCATCATCGTCGCGCGCAAGCCGCTGGCCGGCACCGTGGCGCAGAACGTGCTGGAGCACGGGACGGGCGCCATGAACATCGACGGGTGCAGGGTGGGCTTCAGCGATGGCGAAGAGTCGCCTACGAGCTTGCGGCGCGCCGCAGGGCACAACCCCGCAAACAACCCAAGCGGGTGGAAAGAGACCAATCGTGGTGCCAGATTCAATGAGTCGAGCGCAGCAATGGGCCGCTGGTCCGCGAACCTCATCCACGACGGCAGCGACGAGGTGCTGGCCCTGTTCCCTGAGTCGGCAGCCCGCTTCTTCTACTGCTCGAAGACCAACAGGAAAGACCGCGGCGCCGACAACAACCACCCCACCGTCAAGCCGACCGCGTTGATGCGCTACCTCGTCAAGCTGGTCACACCCCCTGGCGGAACGGTGCTCGACCCGTTCATGGGCAGCGGGAGCACCGGCAAGGCGGCCGCGCTCGAGGGCTTCGGCTTCGTGGGCGTCGACCTCAACCCTGAGTACGTCGAGATCGCCAAAGCCAGGATCAACACCGTGGAGCAAGCATGCTGACCCCCAAGGCCATTGAAGAGCTGGTGAAGTCGCACGACGACTACTTCGACACTTTGCGCGACTCCTTCCGGCAGTACAGGCGCCTGTACATGACGCGCTGGAACGACCCCGCGCTGACCTCGGCGGGCGAGCGCACCCAGCTCCCCAAGGCCTACGCCGTGGTCGAGAGCTATCTCGGATCGCTCTACGCCAAGGACCCTGCCGTCAACGTCGAGCCCGACCTGCGGGCGCGCGGCAATCCCCAGGTCGCTGCGGCGACGGCGAACCAGTACCTGCTCTCGGTGCGGGAGCAGCTCGAGGACGCCACCCGCCTCGCGCTCATCTACCCCTGCTCGTTCCTCAAGCTGGCGCCGGTGCAGTCGGTGGACCCCCTCAAGCGCGTGGCCTGCTCGGCCATCCCGCCGTGGGAGATCATCGTGGACGCCGCCGCGGCGAGCTGGGACCAGCAGCGGCACATCGGCCATGCCTACCAGATGCCGCTTGATGAGGCGACGAAGCGGTACTCCAAGAAGGCCGAGGACTTCCGCCCGCATCCCTACGTCAAGTGGATCGAGGCGGCTGGCGCCACGCGCGAGGGCGGCCTGGGCGTGACCGCGACGTTCACCGGCCAGGAGGCCCAGGCGGCGATCCCGAGCACCGAGCAGTGGGTGCGCGTGGTCGAGATGTACGACCTGCTCGACGACCGGCTCGTGGTCTGGTGCCCCGACTACCTCGACGCCAGCGACTTCATCTTCACTGGCGTGCAGGTGCAGGTCGGCGCGCTGGAGGAGGAGGCCGGCGCCGAGGCCGAGGCCCCCGAGGTGGAGCTGCAGCACGAGACCACGGGCATCCCCTACAAGTCGGCGAGCGGGCGCCCGGTGGTCCCGATCATTCCGCTGTACTTCTCGCGCGACCCCGACTACCCCATGCGTGGCTACAGCCTCGTGGGCCGGTCGCTCGACCAGTTCCGCGAGATCAACGTCATGCGGACCTACCAGTCTCGGGGCGTCCGGCGCATGGCGCGGCAGTGGATGGTTCGGGCCGGGTTCCTCTCCGAGGATGCCTGCGCCAAGATCTCCGAGGGCATCGACGGCGAGTTCGTCGAGGTCGACGCGCAGCCAGGCACCCCGCTCGAGGGCAACGTGGTCCCGGTCCCGAACGCGCCGATCCCGGCCGACATCGAGGCCTACGCCCTGACCGTGAGCAACGACATCGACCAGGCCGGCGTGCTGGCGCCGTTCACCCGCGGCGAGGCGACCGGGACGACCGCGACCGAGCAGCAGTTGCTGGCCACCTACACGAGCTCCGAGATCGGCCGCATGGCCCGCATCCGAGACGCCGCGATCACCTCCATCGCGTTCACCTACAACGTGGTGCTGAGCGTCATCCTCGGCGACGAGAGCGAGGCGCTCGACCTGCCCAACCCCGTCGGCCCCACCATCCTCTCGGCGGCGGACCTGACCGGCGACTTCCGCTACTGGGCGGTGGACGCTGGCTCGACCCCGATGTCGACGTTCGCCAAGCAGCAGACCCTGGAGCGCGTGGCCCCGCTGCTCGTGCAGCTCGGCGCCGATCCCAAGGCCGTGCTCGAAGAGGTGGTCCGCGCGTTCCAGCTCCCTGAGGACCTGGCTAAGCTCGCCCCGCCCCCGCCCGCCGCTCCTCCCGCGGGCCCTCCTCCCACACCCGCTGAGGTCTGACATGCCGCTCAAGTTTGGTGCGAAGATGACGGGCGACATGCCCCCTGACCTGATGGCCGCCACCGAGCAGGCGGACGCCGCCGTCGGCGACGAGCTGGCCGGGCTGGTGCCGCCGCCCGAGAAGCCCTACAGCCCGAGGGTGGTCACCGCCCTGGCCCAGTCGGTAGCCAAGCTGCTCTCGCAGGTCGGGATCGAGGGCGTCGAGGTCGAGACCTACACCGGCCCGGTGCCGAGCCTCGAGCCCGACGACGTGCGGTTCCTGGCCATGCTGGCGCAGATGGCCGCCGACTACGGCCAGCCCCTGCCCGTCGGCCTGGGGCAGATTCGCGGCGACAGCGAGCTGACCGCGATCACCGCCCACCTCACCGGCCTGGCGAGCGATCCTGGGTTCAGGGCCTTTCTCGACGAGGACGCCGCGATGGGCGAGGAGCTGTCGAAGGGCATGGGCCCCGACGAGGAGCTCGACGCCGCGATGGGCGGCGAGGGCGAGGACGAGGGCGAAGAGGTCGAGGTCGAGGTCAAGGTCCCGGCCGGCAAGGGCAAGGGCCCCGGCAAGGGCAAGGGCGACGACCTGTTCATGAGCCGGATGCGCCGCTGAGCTGAGCCAAGGAGGTTCCCGTGGGCTTCTTCAAGACCGCCGCCACCACGCTGAAGTCGCTCGCCACCAAGGCTGCGACCGCGCTCGGGTTCTCGGGCCCCTTCGCGCGGCGCGCCCTGCCGGCGCAGACCTTCACGGTGGAGGCCTACGAGAGCTCGCCCGCGGGGACCGTCGTCGCTCTTTCGCGCGCCATCAAGGAGCAGAAGAGCGTCAGGTTCAACTACACCGACAAGTGGATTCGCCGAGACGGCAGCGTGGTGGGCATCTCCGGCTCTCGGACCGGGAACCCCCACGCGATCTGGAAGGCCTTCAACGGGACGATCTACCTCCACATGTACATCGACCCCACCTCGACCTCGCAGTCCAACACGATCTCCCGGCGCGGCGACGCGACCGACAGCGAGCGGCAGGCGGGCGATATGCCAGGGTGGAGGACGTTCATCGTCTCGCGGATCAACAACGTCGAGACGCTCAACATGGGGAACAACTGGCGAGGCAAGGAGATCAAGTTCTCTGCCGCGCCGGGCTGGAACCCCGGCTGGTACTTCAAGGTCGGGGCGGCACTTCGCCTCCTCGGCGACAAGTGAGAGCAGGAGAAGATCATGGGACTCTTGGACACGGGCGCCGCTGGCACCACCGACATCAACCCCGCGGGCAACACCGCCCCGGTCCGCACCATCGCCGAGGAGGTGCTCGCCGCCGTCGAGGCCGGGCAGGCTGAGGCGCAGCCCGAGGCCAAGGCCAAGGCCGAGCCCAAGCCGAAGGCCCCGCCGAAGGACCCCGCGGCCGAGCTCGACGAGCAGGTGGCGAGCGAGGGCACCGGCAAGCTGAGCTGGAACGACGCGCTGAAGCGTGTGCCGCCCGACGTCGCTGCTCTGATGAAGGCCATGCAGGCCGACTACACGAAGAAGACCCAGGAGGCCGCGCAGGTCCGCAAGGAGGCGCAGCGCGAGCGCGAGGCGCTGCTCTCGGGGCAGGCCAAGCTCAAGGCCCAGGTCCAGCTCCCCGACTACGACCCCTTCGACGAGGGCTCCATCAACGCCCGCATCGAGGCGGAGGTCCGCCGCCGGCTGGACGAGGTGCTCGAGCCCATGCGCCAGGAGTACGAGGTGGCCAGCGCCCAGGACGCCTACCAGTCGTTCCTGGCCGAGAACCCCGATCTCAAGACCGACGGCGCGCTGCGCTCCGAGGTGCAGGCCCTGCTGGAGTCCAATCCCAACCTTGATCTGCAGACCGCCTACTGGGCGGCGAAAGGCCGGGCCTCGAAGCTCAACGCCGCGAAAGAGGCCGCCGCCGCCTCCGCCGACCGCAAGGCCCGCAAGGCCGCGGCCGAGACCGCCACCGCCGTGCCGCGCCGGGGTGGGACGAGCACCCCTGCGCCGGCCTCGAGCATCCGCCGCATGAGCGCCGCCGACATCCTGGCGCAGGCCCAGGCCATGCACGGCAAGGCGTGACCTTGCACCTGGCTCGCCCCCTCGGCTAAGCTGAGGCTCAAGGGGCACCTGCTCCGCCACCCGCGGCCGCGTTTCGATGAGGCCAGGATGCGGAGCGCAGCAGGGCCCCAGTCTGCTCACGGCGCGCAAGCGCACGGCACCCCTCTGGGACACGCCGGACCGACCAAGTCCATCGTCTTCTACAGGAGGCCACCGTGCCCATCAACGCTTCGGTTCTCGCAACCACCCTGCAGCTCCTCCGCGACAAGCTGATCGACAACAGCTTCGTCAGCCACCCGCTGATCCGCGCCATCGAGGAGCACGGCAACCTCAAGAAGGTCTCGGGCGGCAGCCGCATCGAGCAGCCCGTGATCTTCGGCGACCACAGCTCGATCACCCAGCTCAGCAACGGCTTCGAGCCCGTCAACATGGCGGTGACCGACCCGTTCTACACGGCGAAGTACGAGTTCGCCAACTTCACCCAGCCCATCGTGCTGTCGGCCGTTGAGAAGGCCGCCAACAAGGGCGATCTCGCGGTGGTCAACATCCTCGAGAGCAAGGTGAAGAACGTGATGCTGGCCCTCCGCAAGGAGGTCTGCCGGCAGCTCATCGTGGGTGACAGCTCCAAGCTCACCGCGCTCCAGACCCTCAACGGCAACGGCACCAACCTCGTGGCGCCGAACACCACGGGCTGGCTCGAGGGCGTGGCCGGCGCCTCCCAGACCAACGTCGTCGGCGGCCTGAGCAAGGCCACCTTCCGCGCCCAAAACTGGTTCAACCAGTTCGTGGACGGGGCGGGCACTCTGACGATCGCCAAGGTCGACCAGATGTTCATCTTCGCGCAGCTCTTCAACCCGACCGGCAAGAACCCGGACATCATGCTGATGTCCCCGTCTTGTTATTCGGCCCTCTTGAACCTGCTCGACAACAAGATCCAGTACATCACGGTCACCGACCGCGACGGCCTCAACAGCCAGATGGTCGCCACCTACCGGGGTGCCAAGATCTACGTCGACCCGAACCTGGGCTTCACCGCCTCGGCCGCCTCGGGCATGGGCGCGAAGAAGGTCTCGGCCATGCTGCTCAGCTCCGACCAGTTCGAGCTGATCGCCGACGTGGACGGCTGGTTCTCCATGGGCCCGATGCTCCCGGTCCCCGGCACCGCGACCGAGGCCGCGATGGTCTTCTGCCGCTTCAACCTGAGCACTGGCCACCTCGCCAGCCACGCTCTCCTCATCGACGCGGAGGCCTGATCAACATGGCTACCTCGACCCTGATCCAGCTCCTGCAGCCCGGCGAGGGCGCAGCCACCAGCAACCGCAGCCAGGTGGAGACCTTCTTCGCTGGCGGCACCATCGCCAAGGGCGACTTCGTTTCGCTCGACACGAGCAAGACCGGCGCGGACAAGGCGCTCTTCGTCGTGGTCGTGGACACCTCGGGCGGCGCCGTCGCCCTGGGCGTGCCGACCGTCGGTGTGGCGCTCGCCGCTGCCGTCGCCGGCCAGAAGGTGGACGTCGTCATCGGCGGCTACGTCGCTGAGGCCAACATCGCGACCGGCACCGCGGCCGGCGTGGCGGTGGCCCTCGACACCACGACCTCGGGCCGCGCGGTCGCCGCCGACGCCGCCAACTGCAACCTCGCCGCCATCTGCCTGACCCTCGCGGCAGCGAACAAGGCCGAGGCCATGGTGCTGCGCAACTCGTTCTGAGCCTCGCTGCCCTGCCCCACAGGGTACACTGGCCCCACCGTCCACCCGGGCGGTCGGGGCCTTGCCTTAGGAGCCGAGATGAACCTCGCTGAGCTGCTCGCCTACGTCGGCAACCTGCTCGACTACGACCCCGCCAACGAGGCCTATCGGGCTCAGCTCGTGAGCCTGCTCAACGAGAGCCAGACCCGCATCCTCACCGACCGCCCCTGGGACTTCGCCCAGCGCGAGCAGTCCCTGCAGGTCTGGACCGACAGCACCGTGGCTGTGGGCGTGGTCAACGGCAGCGGCACCGTGACGGGCGGGCCCTTCCCCTACAGCACCTCGGCCATCAAGCCGGGCTCTGAGCTGGAGGGCGCCACGCTCGAGATCACCGATTCGGCTGGCCAGCTCAGCCGCTACACCGTGGCCTACGTCTCGGCCACGAACCAGCTCTACATCGACCGCGACTTCGCCGGGGTGACCGGGTCCTACACCGCCAAGGTCAAGCGGCGCGAGGTCTACCTGCCCAGCGACGTGGTGCAGGTGCAGAACGTGTCCGACCCCGTGGTCGGCGTTCCCGCGCAGGCCAGCCCCCTGAGCAAGTTCGAGCGCGACGCCAGCAACCTGGACCGGGAGCTGCTCGGCACCATCGAGTGCTACCTGCCGTCCGCCGGCCGCTCCGTCGCTGCCCCCAGGACGCCGCGTGGGGTCGTTGTGGCTGCCGCTGCGGGGCAGGGCGCCCGAACCATCACGGTCTACATGTGCAACGTCCTGGCGCCTCTGAGCACGCCAGGGCCGGTGTACCCCCTGCAGGTCAGCGACGGCTTCGAGAGCGCGCTCAGCCAGGTGCAGACCTTCGAGCTCTCCGACACCGAGACCCTGCGGTTCACGCCCGAGACCCTGCCGCTGACGACCGGATTCTACCGACGCTACTACTTCACCTGCCCCGAGGCCGGCATCCTGGCGCCCGTCCGGGTGCGCTCGGCAGGTGGCCAGGGCTTCGGCGCGCTGGGGGTCGACACCATCACCCCGGCCGGCGGCGTGACCCTCAACCCGGACCTGTCGCTGGCCACCCTCTCGGGGCAGGCCTTCCAGTCGACCTCGATCCGCTACCGCGCCAACAACAGCGGGCGCTACCAGTCGATCCTGCTCTACCCCCATCCGAGCGGCAACCAGGCGGTGCTCACCCGCAGCCTGGTCAACCCGGCCAAGATGTACGAGGACCAGGACGCGCCCTTGATCCCCGCGGCCTACGCCGAGCTCATCGCGTTCGACGCGCTCGAGTCCCTGACCTCCAAGCTGGGGAACGAGGCCCTCTCGCAGGTCTACGCCCGCAAGAAGCTGGTGAAGTACCAGGGCTTTGAGCAGGCCTACCTCAAGGTGGTCCCCCGGCGGATCATCAAGGGCAGCCCGGCGGTGCAGGGCCGCTACGGCATGAACCCCTACGGCCCTCTTCGGTTGATCCCCTAAGGAGCCCCCATGCAGCCCTCGCAGACCTTCGCAGTCGACGTCGCTGGCGGGCTCGACACCCTGCTCCCCCAAGGTGCTGGGAACGCCGGGCGGCTCGAGAACGTGCTCATCGACCGGGCGACCGGCGGATGGTCGACCCGCATCGGGTACGAGCCCTACGTCGTCAACGCCTCGAGCTGGGCCCCGTTCGGCGCCAGCGGGCCGATCACGTCCCTGCACGTCGCCCAGGCCCTGGCGTCCGGCGCCCGGCAGCACATCCTCTTCGAGGAGGGCGGGAACCTGCACCTGCTCTACGAGGCCGGCGGGACCGACGTGCTGCGGACCGTGGCCACCGGCCGGGCGGTGCCCACCCCTGCGGACGCGGCGAGCTGGTACACGACCACGAGCTACGGCACGGTCATCACGAACGGCGTGGACAGGCCCATTCTCGTCAAGCCCTGGCCGCTCGGGGACGCCTCTGAGTCGGCCAATACCATCGCCCAGTGCGTGCGCCCCTTCGGCTACGACGGCCTCCCGACGCCCCCGGCCCCCCGCCGCGTGCGGCCGCTCGACCCCGTGGTGGGCCCGACCAAGGCCAGCGGCGCTGGCGCGATGACGCTGTGGTCCCCGAGCCAGCCGGACGGCACCCCCGGGGGCGGCAGGTGGGGCCTGGGCTACGCCAGCAACCCCGGCACCGCGCCCGACAAGCAGGCCACCTACGGCTGGGCGGTGAGCTTCATCTCCGACACCGGCAGCGAGGGGCCGATCTCGAGCCTCTCCTCGACGGGCTGGGAGCTGCCCGCCGGGTCGAAGGGCTTCCACTATGGCGTCGCTGTCGACATTCCCATCGGGCCCAAGGGCACCGTCGCCCGCAAGATCTACCGCACGGCCAACTACGCGAGCGACGCCCCGGCCGCGGGCGACACCACGCTGTACTTGGTCGACATCGTCCGGAACAACGTCGAGACGCTGTTCTTCGACGCGAACCCCACCAACCAGCTTGGGCAGCCCTCCCCTGAGATCGCGACCGGCCCCCTTCCTTCTCCTGCTGCGCGATTCTCGGCGTTGTGGCAGGGCTGCCTCTGGCTGGACGGCGGAGTCATCGACTCCCGCACCCTGTTCTACAGCACCCCCGGCCTGATCGAGCAGTTCTCGGCGGCGAGCTTCATTGAGTTGAGCGGCGACGGCGGCGGCATCACCGGCCTCTACGCCAGCTACACCTCGCTGCTGGTCTTCCGCGAGAACGGCATCGACGTCGTGCAGGGCGACCCGGTCAACGGCTTCACCGTGACCACCATCAGCAACAGCGTGACCTGCCGGGCGCCCCACACCATCGCTGCGGTCCCCGGCCTGGGCGTCGTGTTCCTCGCGCTGGACGGCGTTTACGCCATCATCGGCGGCCTCGAGGGCGGCGCGGTCTCCGAGCTGATCGGCCTCACGGCTCGCCAGGACGAGGTCATCGGCCGCATCACGCCGGACTGCCACGCCCGCGCGGTGGCCTGCTGGTCGGCCGCGATGAAGGAGTACCAGCTCTACGTCCCTGTCGACGGCAGCGACCGGCCCGAGCTCGGGCTCGTGCTGCACGCCGAGCGGCTGGGCAACGAGGCCAGCGCAGCGACCGCCTGGTCGACGCGGATCGGCTTCCCCGTCGGGGCGGTCTCCACCCTCTTCGACGGCACCGTCGTCTTCGGCCACCACACCGGGGCGCAGGCCGGCAATGACACGGCGCAGCGGGGGCTCTTCGTCATCAGCGGCAAGCGGGCCCTGGGCAAGGTCTACAGCGGGCAGGCCTTCGTCTGGGCGCCGCCGCCGACCTCGCGCTACCGCTCCGCCTGGGTCTCGTTCGGCTCGTTCCAGATCTTGAAGCAGCTCAACTACATCATCTTCAACATGTTGACGACCGGCGAGATCAAGGTCCAGCTCCGCCACTTCAAGGACTTCAACCTCGTCCCGATCCTGGAGCAGACCTACTTCGCGCAGCCGCCCGACGCGGCGCCGCTCCCGGTGCTGGGCAAGGCGGTGCTGGGCGGCAAGGGCGTCGCGTTCCGAGAGGCCCGGCTGGTGCCGCTCCGGTTCTCCGCCGCGCAGCAGAGCGCCGCCTGGCTGTGCTTCGAGATCGAGACCGACGAGGATGTCGTACTGATCGGCTTCGAGTACGACTACGAGACCAAGGGCACCCGGACCATTCCGGGCGTCAAGGCCTAAGGAGGCCCCATGAAGCGATGGACGCAGCTTGAGGCCAGGACCGGCGGGGCGGTGAGCCCTGGTCTGCTCAACGACGACATGCGGGCCCAGCAGGGCGCCGCCTCGACGCTCGACCGCTCGCAGCTCCCGCAGGGCTGGCTCGACGACACCCGCCTCGTGGACGGGGCCCTGCACCAGGTCTGGGCGGCCGCGGCCTACCCGCCTGCTCCGGCCGCAGGCGAGCAGCAGCAGGAGCGCGACGACTCGATCCCGGCCAACGCTTGGATCTCGATCACCATGCCGGTGGCCCGCTCGATGGGCACCTGGGTCTCGATCTCGACGGCGCCCCTCGTGCTGGCCGGGTTCAAGGGCGGCTCGCTGTTCTTCGAGTGGAGCGCCAACGTGGTCGCGAACAACATCTTCGCACGCGGCGTGAGCGACGGCTTCCCTGGCTCGCCCAACTACGTCAGGCTGCGGATCGTGGTCAACGGCATCGTCATCGCTGAGCGCCGCGGCGCCTCGATGCACCAGACCACCCGGCTGGTCGGGACGGCGGACCTGCCGCCCGGCGACCTCTCGGTCGAGCTCCAGTACCAGATCACCCCGCCCAGCGAGGACGCGGCGAACACCACCCGGCCTGGAGACACCGTGCCCTACGGCCACCTCTGGAACAGCCGCTACCTCGCAATCGGAAGGTATCGCTAATGTCGAGGATCATCACCCCGCCTGTCTCGGACGGCGATCCCGTCAACGCCGCCACCATCAACCAGCGATTCGCCGCCTTCGTGCAGCCCGGCGCCCTGGATGCGTTCAACCTGCGCGGGGCGGCCTGCGACCTGCCGCAGTTCACGTCGGCCAAGTTCCTGGCGACGCAGCTTGCCATCGGAACCATCGGCGATGTCAACCTGCTCCACAACTCCTACAACACCGTCAACGGGCAGGTCACCGGTGACCTCCCGCACGTCGTCCGTGATGGGGGCGCCGCTCCGACCCCGCTCGTCCTCGGCGCGGGCTGGTCGCTCGGGACCTCGAACATCCTGCGCGTGTACTGGAACCTTGCGGTCCATCCTTACTGGGACGGCGCTCGGGACTGGGACGCGGCCGGCAACGACCTCGTGTGGACCTTCGAGGAGACCGCCCACCCGCACCCGGCGATCACCGTCAGCAACGGCCTGGGCTGCTGGGTGTTCTGGCTGCAGTGGGACATCACCTCGGCGGCGCTGACCAACTGGGCAAACGTGCCTGGGCAGGGCGACTTCAACAGCGTGGTCGCAGGCGCCGGCCGCGGCGGAGAGCTGCTGTCCGCGTGCCAAGCCAGCTCGGTGGTCGCCTCGCAGCTCGAGACCGCCTACGCGCCGGCCGCCGGCCGCTTCGACAGCCGCCAGAGCCCGCTCGACCCGTCCGGCTTGAGCCGCGGGGGCGTCGGCTGGACGACCGTGGACGGCGCCTGGCACTACGCCGCGCCGATCCCCCAGACCATCTATGGCCTGAGGGTCGTGTTCAGCGGACCCTTCGGTGCGTTCAACAACGGCACGAACAACTACCTCGTGCGCAGCGACATCACCGCAGCCGACTGCAGGCTCGACTACAACGGCGGGTCGATCCAGGCCCTGCTGATGCGCAAGGCTTGAGGAGGTCCCATGGCTTTCGCTCCCCCGACCACCTTTGTCGACGGCACCGTGCTGACCGCGGCCGCGCTGGAGGGCAACGAGGAGGCCCTGCGCGTCTACCTGCACCGCGGCATCATCGCGGGCGACCTGCTCAACTCGAAGTGGATCGACACCCGGCACATCCAGCCGCCTGAGAAGAGCCCGTTCGAGGGGCTCCAGCACGGCGTGACCGGCTACCAGGGCGGCCAGTGGGCCGGCGGCGCCGAGGTGCGCCTAACCTTCGCGACGAAGTTCCTCTCGGGGAACGGCCGCCAGAGCAGCATCTCGGTCCACAACTTCCCGCAGACCTCGTTCTCGCTGGCCATCCGGCGGTCGGCCAAGCTGCTGTACCACTACTGGTGGGACCTCGAGAACGGGCCCGACGAGTCGACGGCCGGATACCAGCTCGCCGAGGAGAACCGCCAGGTCTTCATTCTGCCGTGGCTTGGCAACGCCAACACCGCGCTCACGTCCTACCTGCCCTGGGTGCAGGAGACGCGGAACAACGCCTGGGGCCTGCAGTCCAGCTCGCCCATCGGCACCCAGGAGCCCTACACGACCCAGGGTGGATATGGGTCGAGGCAGGGGACCATGGCCATCGACTACAACGCGGTCGGCACGGCGACGTTCGGCCTCGCCATCCACTCGCTGACCGACCGCTGCGGCATCGTCAACTGGGGCGTCGCAGTCGAGGCCTACTACCTCTAAGGAGCCACCATGGACCCGATCACCCTGGCCCTCCTGGGCGCCGGCATCGCGAAGGCCGGCTCCGGCATCGCTCAAGGCATCGGCACCGCCCGGGCCGGCAAGAAGATGCAGCTCTCCGACGCGGAGCAGGCCGAGCTCAAGCGGCTGCAGGACCGGCAGAAGGCCGGCAACCTCGGCCTGACCGAGCGCCAGCGCGGCGCCCTGGAGCAGCAGTTCCTGTCTGAGCAGGCGGGCGCCCAGCGGCAGCTCGAGGCCACGGGTCTCCAGCAGGCGGCCGCCCGCGGCCTCGGCGGAGCGATCTCCGGGCGCGAGGTCTTCCTCGGCGAGCAGGCCCAGGCAGGCGCGCAGATCGGCGCCCGGCAGGCCCGCAACGTGCAGGTCGAGCAGCTCAACGCGCAGCAGGCCGCCATGGACGCCGCGCGGATCGACGCGCTTCGGGCGCAGCAGCGCGAGGCCGAGGCCATGCGCGCCCAGGGCATCGCCCAGGCGGTCTCGGGTGGGCTGGCTGGGGCCGGCGGCGTCGCCGAGACCGGGCTCGCCCAGATGCAGCAGGTCAAGCTCGCCGAGATCGAGGCTGAGGCCCGCATGGAGCCGGACGAGAGCCTGCTCCTCAGGTACAACGCCCCCGGCGGCGCTGGCTACACCTTCGGCGGCTTCACCTCGACCGCCCCCACCCGCCGCTGAGGAGCGAGACCATGGCCCCCCGCACGAACCCGCTCGCCGGCCGCAGGCCGCTCTACCTCGACCAGTACGCGCACACCCTCGTCGGAGCCTACCGCGTGGAGCAGATCCGCAAGGAGGTCGAGTCCGAGCAGCAGCGCGTCGACTACGTCGACAGCCTGATCAACCAGGCGCGCCAGACCGCCGCCTCGCTCGAGGCCTCGCTGCAGGCCCAGCCGCCGGCCAGTTTGGAGGCCGCCACCGCGCTGCTCAAGGAGCAGTACGACGCCCAGAACCAGGCCCGTCAGCGGCGTGCTGGCGAGGACTTGGCGTTCAAGCGGGCGACCGGGCTGACCGCTGAGGAGAAGGCGGCGCTGACCCCGATGAGCACCACTGGTGATCCTGACGCCAAGCAAGCCAAGGAGCGAGTGGCCGCCGACGCTGAGCGGATCATCAAGGACCCCAACACTTCCGCCGACAAGGCGGCCGCTGTGCTCTCCCAGGCGAGGAGCGTGCTGGGCTCCGACTACCCCGGGTTCGGCCGGATCGAGGCCGCGATGGACGAGCCCAAGCGGGTGCAGGGCGCTCGGGCCCAGCCCCGCGGCGCCCGCGCGATGACGCCCGAGGAGTCGGCCCGGCAGGAGACGCTCAACCAGCTCTTCGAGTCGACCTACTTCGCTGGACCGAGCGGCATTGTCGGTGGGTACGCCGGAAAGGCGGTCGCCGACGCGCGCGCCACCACCAAGGCGCCCCAGGGCACGAGCTTCACCACCGCCGAGGACGCCTTCGCAGCGGCGATCCGCAGCCTCGAGAACGGCACCGTCGAGCGCGAGGACTTCGCCTCCGACGAGGACTTTGCCTACGCCAACGAGGTCTACAAGGAGGCGGCCGCGGCCAAGGCCTTCCGCAACGACCAGCGGACCGCGTTCGAGCCGGCCGTCTTGAAGGCTCGCCAGGAGGTCGCCAAGCTCGAGAAGCAGCGCGCCCAGCTCATTGGGACCACCTACGAGGACCCCGCCCAGGAGGCCATGCGCCGAGAGCTGATCGCGCGCGGCTACAAGGTCTACGACCCCGGCTCGGCAGAGGGCTGGAAGAACGCCTACATCAAG